GTTCGGACTTTATATAGGAGGCAGCAGCAGAAATGATTGAAGCATTAAAACTAATCGGTAAACTTGGTTCAACTTTTCTTAAAGGAAAAATTGCCAAAAGCGAAGCCAAAGCTGCCAATGCCGCTTCGTGGGAACAAGAAGCCATAAAAAACAGTGCAACAAGCTGGAAGGATGAGTATCTGACCATCATTTTTACGATTCCATTGATCGCCTGCTTCATTCCTTTTCTTGTGCCTTATGTGAAAGAAGGTTTTGTGGTACTTGAAACAATGCCACAATGGTACCAGATAACCCTTTCGGTCATTGTGGCTGCCAGTTTCGGAGTCAGAAGTGTTGTCGGGTTCATAAACAGGAAAAAGAAAAGTAATGGTGAGGAAGAATAATGCCCCTGACAAAATACAACTTCAAGCCCGGAATTGATCGAGAAGGAACCGATTTCAGCAATGAAGGAGGCTGGTTTGATGTCAATTTGGTCCGTTTCAGAAAGAGTTTTCCAGAAAAAATAGGCGGTTGGATCAAGGAACAGATTTCAACCTATCTTGGAACAGGGCGTGCTTTGCATGCATGGGTAGCCCTTGGGGGCACTAAATATTTAGGGCTGGGAACCACTTTAAAATATTATGTCAAAGATGGAAGCAGCTTTTATGATGTGACACCTATCAGAGAAACTACTGCTGCCGGTGATGTTACTTTCGCCGCTGTAGATGGCGATGCTACTTTAACTATCACCGATGCTTCCCATGGTGCAAATCAAAATGATTTTGTCACTTACAGTGGCGCGGCGACTTTAGGGGGTTTGATTACAGCCGATGTATTAAACCAAGAATACCAGATAGCTACGGTACCAACTGCCAATACTTATACCATTGAAGCCAAAGATACCGATGGCGATGAAGTAACCGCAAACAGCAGTGACAGTGGCAATGGTGGCAGTAGTACGGTGGGCGTATACCAAATCAATGTGGGCTTGGATGAATATGTTGCAGGATCAGGCTACGGAGCAGGTACATGGGGAGCTGGTGCTTTTGGCGCTGCTTCGGCTCTTGCTGCCAGCAATCAATTAAGGCTTTGGACACACGACAATTTTGGCGAAGATTTGCTTATTAATCCAAGGGCAGGCGGTATTTATTATTGGGTAGAGGACAACGGAACCAGCGTCAGAGCCAAGAGTTTGAGCGATTTAAGTGGGTCTAATTTGCCTCCCCTCTATGCACTTCAGGTTATTGTCAGCGACATTGACCGCCATGTTATTGCCTTGGGTGCCGATCCGCTCAATACAGCGGGTGATGCACGCACAGGTGTGCTTGATCCAATGTTTATCTGTTGGTGTGACCAAGAAGTGGTCACAGAATGGGAACCTAAATACACCAACACGGCCGGATCACTGCGACTTTCCGCAGGCTCCCAGATTGTTGGCGGTTTGCGTTCACGGCAGGAAACACTGGTTTGGACTGATGATGCCCTTTACAGTTTGAAATTTATTGGGCCTCCTTACACTTTTGGTGCCAATTTGATCAATCAAGGGGTGGGACTGATGGCTCCCAAAGCTGCGATCAACGCGCCGCCGGGCGTTTTCTGGATGGATCGTTCCGGTTTTTATTTATATACCGGTTCTGTTGCCCGGGTTCCTTGTGGTGTACACAGTTACGTTTTTGATGATTTGAACCAAGGACAGTCTTTCAAGATTTTTGCTTTCCTTAACCGGCAGTTCAATGAAGTGGGCTGGTATTATCCTTCCGGCAGTTCCACGGAAATCGACCGCTTTGTAACCTATAATTATCAAGAGCAGGTTTGGTCTTATGGCATTCTGACCCGATATGCATGGCTTGATGAAGGGGTGCAACCTTTTCCACGGGCCACGGGCACCGACACTTATAATTATATCTATAAACATGAAACCGGTAATGATGCCGACGGTTCACCAATGGACAATGTGTACATTGAAACCAGTGATTTTACTTTGGATCAAAGCGGTAATAATTTTACTTTTATGCACCAGGCAATTCCGGACATCCTGTTTACCGGGGACGGTGGTTCGGATCAGGTTATCAATTTTGTGTTAAAAATGAGAAACTATCCAAATGAAACTTTTACCACAGAAAGCACCAGTACAGTGACTGCCAGCACCACCAAACTCAATTTGCGGGGACGTGCGCGACAGGCCGTGGTCCGGCTGGAATCTGATGATGATGCAGATGCGGAAGCAAGACTTGGAGTGGGCTGGCGTTTGGGCACAATGCGGCTCAATACCAGACCGGATGGAAGAAGATAATGGCAAGACTGCTTGAAACCCGTTTGCCCTTGGCCAATGGCAGTGTGGAACCGGACATATATAATCGTCTGGTGCGAATTTTGGAATTGAGTTTTGATGGTTTTGACCCGACTGCAACCTACCAATATACCAATACAACACGGGACCAGAACCTGTTTAATCGGGGCGATATTATCTGGAACCTGACAGAATTGGCGCTTCAGGTGTATGATGGTGCTGAGTGGCAGGCATTATATGCCCCTTCTGGAAAAGGAGTAGGTGCTACGGGAGAACTGGGAACAATAACTGTGCAAGCAAGCGGCTCAACCACGGTGTACATAGCGTAATGAAGAAGAGAAAGAAGCATAAACAAAAACTATATAAATACAACAAGGGTGGCCTTGTCAAAGAGAAAATTGCTATTGGTTGTGGCAAAATAATGGGTGACCGTAGAAAAATGACCAAATATTATTGATGCCAATACGTAAAGTTAAAGGAGGCTATAAATGGGGCACATCTGGAAAGGTTTATCCGACAAAAGCCGGTGCAGCAAAACAAGCCCGGGCAGCGTATGCGTCCGGATACAAGAAAGGCGGTAAAGTGAAGAGGAAACGGAAATAATGGACCCTTACGTAAAACAATGGCTTAAAAATATGGTCAAGACCTATGTTATGCTTGACCCTAAAATGATTAAAGCCCTTCCGGTAGTGGCCATGAAAAACCCCGCTATGGCGAAACAAATGATTCTCAATTCAGTACGAAACGAAGGACTCAACACCATTTTCCAAAAATATGGACCAATAGCGAGCATAATGTTCCATGAAGGAGGTCCTTTGGGCCTTGGCACAACTGGTCCGATGGGTATGGGAATAAAAGAAAGCATGATGAGGAACCCCTTGGCCACCGTAGGTAAACTAAGGTTTGCAATGGCGTTTCCGGGAATCACTGGAATAGGCTGGTTGATGGATAAATTTTTACCTTCAGGGGGAGAAAGAGGTGGTCTTGGAGCAACATTTGGACCACGGCTTGCAGACGCAGCCTCCAAGCTAACGGAATGGGGGCCCAGAGGAGGAATACTGTCAACTAAGGATTGGCTTAGCAGCGGTGGAGGTACAGGCCCCATGGGAGGAACATTTTTACCACGGGCAACTGGTTGGGCAAGTAAACTTGGGATTCAAGGCACTCCAGCGTCCAGAGGTACAGGAATTTTTGGTGGTACTTGGGGGCCCGCGCTCGCGGATTTCTTTGGGTTTGATCGTGGTACCGGCGGAGGCGGGAGTGGAATTCAAGAATTTGACATGTCCACGATACCGGCCAAAAGACGAAGAGGGGAAGAAGTGGATACATCGACAGGCTATACCCCTCAAGGGGAATACTCCGGGTCCTCTAGTGCTTTTCCAAGGGGAAAATAATGGGCTGGGGAGACTACACAGGCGGCGGATATAATTGGTGGGACACCGATCAGTATTACACTGACCCTGCTGACCCTGCTGGCGGAGGAGGAGGCGACGATGCTACTGACGCTGATACTGTCGCTGTGGATCAACAAGTAGAGGATTGGTTTGAAGACCCAGATTTTATAGCATCTTTAGCTCAACTAATGGAAACGCAAAACTTTTTTCCCGACGAACAAGGTTTGGGGGAATGGACTAATGATGACTGGTATAGTTACTTGGAGGATTTTCTTGATCCAAATTATAAATGGTGGGAAACCGATTTTAGCACTTATCCTACTGACGAAGAGGAAACTGAAGAGGAAAAAACCGACGAAACAAAGAAAGACGAAGATGGCGTTTACGGAACAGGAGAAAGTGAAGACGTTGTGAGACAACCCCTTCCTGATCCAACAGGACTTTCGGATGGAGACCGCCATGAAGTAAATATTCCTATCACAGGTGGAACTGTCATTTATGAAATAAAAGATGGCGTATGGCATCAAATAGAAGAGGAAGAAGACGGTAAAGGTGGTCTTGCAGGTCTTTTAGGCTTAATGCCAGACTGGCTCAAGGACTTGTTTAAACTTTTTATAGCAGGAAAAGCGGTCAAAGGCGCCAAAGACGTTATAGACTACGAAGTTCCCACCGGACAGGGCGCTGCTATGAGTGCGTATGAAAAAGCCCATCCTTTGGATATTGACATGGGGTTGGAGGGTCTGGGACCAAATTACTTGGAAGAGCAGCTATACGGAATACCAATCGGTGCAGAAAATGTTCCAGTCCCGACCCATAAACTCGGTTTTCCCTATGCGGAAGAAATTGAGGAAGAAGTGCAGGGAGGCCAGCGCGGTGGTATTATGAATGCAAGAAGCCATGGAGATATTGTTCCTGCTTTGCTGGAACCCGGTGAGTTCGTGATGAATCTGCAATCGGTCAAGGGTGCAGGCAACGGTGATGCCAGACAAGGGGCAAAAAGAATGTATAAAATGATGCGACAACTCGAGAGAATGGGACAATGAGCACCGGGATTTTAAGGCTGCAAGACGGAACTTCTTGGGAAGATTTATTAAGTGGTGCTTATAGCTCTTCTGAAGGCCCAAGCACTACTGTTTCCTTTGAGCCGCCATGGATCGAACAGATGCGCCGTGGCTATCTCGGAAATGTCTGGGACTGGGCCAAACAACCCACCCCAATTCCTACCCAACAATATGCCGGACTGGATCCTTACGAATTACAGGCACGGGGAATGGTCGGTGGTCTGGGCGGTTTCCAGCCTTACATACAACAGGCCGGTGGTGCTTACGGACAGGGACTCGGGGCTACGGGACAAGGAATACAGGCCGGATATTACGGAGCCCAAGGCTATGATCCTGCGATGGGAAAATCCTTTTACAACCCTTATGAACAAGATGTGGTCCAGCAAAGTCTGGCAGATGTTTATAAGAGTTTTGGTGAAGAAGACGTAGGAGCACGTGCCGGTGCCGTGGGACAAGGTGCTTATGGCGGTGGTCGTGGACGCCTGATGGCGGAAGAAAGATTCAAGCAATTAGGCAGAGGCATGACCGAGGCAGCCGGAGGGTTACGCCATCAAGGTTATACTTCAGCGCAACAACAGGCACAACAGGCTTTTGCCGATCAACAGCGAAGAATGCAACAGGCTGGAGCAATGGGTTTACAGGGTGCGGGACTGTACGGGACTCTCGGACAGGGAATCGCGGGCATTGGCCAAATGGGACAAAATATGCTGATGAACCAGATTAATTTAACGAACACATTAGGCAGTCAAGCACGCGGCATTGCCGATAAACGACTGGCGGCCCAATACCAGACAGCAACAGGGCTTGCCGGTGAGCCGCTGAACAGACTGACAGCCCTTGCTTCCCTGATTAAGGGAATGATGCCCAGCACCAAAGGCGCCGGGATCACGACCAAATACGGTGCAATGGAAAATCAGGGAGATTTGATTAAAGCATTATTGGATCTCTTGGGCGGCAGCGAATGATGGACTGGGCGAAAAGACCCATGTTCAGGAATGCCGCCAATATGATGGGAGGCGGCCATGTGCCGTTGCCCCGTATGCAAGTGGGCACAGGACCGGGAGGAGTTGGAGCATCTCCAATTGAACCAGAACTGTTCAGTCCAGCTGAATTTATGGGCTCTCCCTTGAATCAAATGGCACAGGCTCCCGGATTTTTTCCTCAAGGAGACTTTGGGGGTGGGGCTCCTTCCGTTGAAAATGCAGGTATCTTATCCGGTTTTACGGACGAGGAAGAAATGGCCGGTGAAGAATTCTTGGATGAAGGAATCATCAACGAAGCCAGAATGCAGGCAATGGAACTGTTTGACCAAGCATTCAAAGAACTAATGGCCGTTTTTCAGGCGGAAACAGCCGCCGGTGGCGTTGCTGCGGAAGAAATAGAAATGACTTTGGACGAAGAACTGGAGGTTATAGAGGGGCAAGCGGAGGCTCAGGTCAAAGAAATGATGGATTTACCCGAAGAAGTAGACCTAATTCCCGCAGAAGTCGTGGAAAACTACCGGCAAATGGCCCAAAC